AAAAGATCTTGAGGTCAAGCTTTGCCTTGTTAGTGTTACGTTATAACATAACATATAGATACCGGGGGGAAAAAAAATCACCCCTCTTGTTTTGTTTTGTTTATCAACTGACATAAATTCTAAAAATTTAGGTCTTGCAAAAACACCCCCTTTAGTTTATTTTTAGGATACCTATATCCCATATGGAGAAAATCTAAAAATGAAAAAGATTGCTATTATTACAGGAATAACAGGACAGGATGGATCTTATCTTGCAGAAGATCTACTAAAGGAAGATGTACATGTATTCGGAGGGATTAGGCGTAGTGCTTCTTCTCCCTACAATCTACAACGTATTTCTCATCTGGTAGATAATCCTAATCTAAAGCTCATCCATTTTGATATGATGGATGCTTGCTCTATAGAGAAGTTTGTCAAGACGGTATATGATCATGTTCAAGATGTCTTGCTACTAGGAAACTATATTGAAGTCTATCATCTGGCTGCTCAATCACATGTAGGGGATTCATTTCGTATCCCTACTGTTACCCATCAGGTAAATGCTTTAGGTGTTATAGCTCTATTGGAATCCTTACGTACACATTTTAAAAATAACTTTAGATTTTATCAAGCCTCTACCTCTGAATTGTTTGGTAATATAAAGACTAACAGTAAAACTCCTAAAGCTATAACAGAATGTACTCCGTTTAATCCTGAATCTCCTTATGCTATCGCTAAGATGGCAGCGTATCTTACCGTACAGAATTATAGAAAAGCTTATGGTATCCATGCCGTCAACGGTATCTTATTTAACCATGAATCTCCTAGAAGAGGGATGGACTTTGTTACCCGTAAAATAACCAACTATGTAGCTCAATATGCTCTAAACAGAGTTCCTGGTAACAGACCTTTACAGTTAGGTAATCTAAAGGCTAGGAGAGATTGGGGAGATGCTAGGGAATATGTCACTGCTATGCGAATGATGATCGGAGAAAATGATGATAATAAAATAACAGATTATATAGTAGCTACTGGTGAGGCGTATTCTGTTCGTACCTTTGTTCAACTGGCTTTTCAAAAAATAGGAGTGATGGTGGAATGGTCTGGTACTAATAGTAGGCAAAAGGGAAGAAATGCTGATAATGGAAAAGATATATTGATAGAGGTAAATAAAAAGTTGTTTCGCCCTGTTGATGTATTATATCTTATTGGAGATGCCAGTAAGATTAAGAATAATTTAAATTGGGAAGCTACCGTTCCTCTTAAACATCTCATATCAGATATGGTAGAAAATGATATTGAATTACTAAAGAAAGGATTATAAATTTATAAAATGAGGAAAAACTTAGATTGGCCGTTGATGAAAAACTCTATCAACGCTACCCAAAAGAATGCAATGATAAAGTTTATCAAAGGAACAGATCGTTTTACTAACGGTGAAAAGGTTAGGGAATTTGAAGATCAATGGGCAGCTTGGCAAGGTACTAAATACTCTTTATTTGTTAATTCCGGGGGTAGTGCTAATCTTTTGCTACTGGATGCTATAGCTGATGCCTTCTTTAGGAATAAGGATAGAAGTTGGAAAGCAGGTAGACCACCTAAAGTTTTAGTTCCAGCGTGTACATGGGGTACGACGATAGCTCCTCTCATGCAAGTAGGTTATGAGATTGTATATTGTGATATAGATCTACAAACCTATAGCTTTCATCAAGCGAGTATGAAACGGATAGCAGATGAATTAAATGCTCCTATTGATATAGTTTGGATTACTCATCTTCTAGGTTCGCCTTCCAATATTAATCGTATTAAATCTATATTCTATAATGCTATGATCCTTGAGGATTGTTGTGAATCTCATGGGGCTACGTTTGAAGGACAGAAGGTAGGAACCTTTGGGGAAGGATCTACCTTTAGTTTTTATTTTGGTCATCATATGACGGCTATAGAAGGCGGTATGGTATGTACCAACAGTGAATCCCTGTACGATCTGATGCGTATGAAGAGATCACATGGGTTAGCTAGGGAAGCTACGCCAAAGACTTTTGAATCTATATATAAAGAATATCCCCATCTGGATAAACGATTCCTTTTTCCTACGGTAGGTTATAATTTACGTAATGTAGAGATTAACGCTGTAGTAGGTATGGAACAGTTAAAACATCTGGATCATTGGATTGAGTTACGTAAACGTAATCTTAAAGTCTTCAATAAAATTCTATCAAAATACGGTGATGAATTTTATAGGGTAGGGGAAAATGGTAATTCTTCTTTTGCTCTGGCTTTTGTTTGTAAAGATGCAGAAAGAAAAAGACAACTAGAAGATCATCTAGCTGATCAAGGGGTAGAGACTAGACCTTTCTTGGTAGGTAATATTACTAGACAACCGTTTATTAATCATCCTAATCCTGAATCCTTTAAGAATGCAGACTTTGTTCATAACAATGCTTTCTATATTGGTAACAATCAATTTATTACCAAAACACAATTAGAACAGCTTGGTAATTATATAAACGATGTTTATTGCTAACGAAAAACATAAGATGTTATTCGTGGATCTTCCCGTGTCTATGGATCAGGTAAGCTATACGATAGGGGAATATATTCTTAATAATAATAAAAAGAATGTATATAAAGGAGAAAAGGATATACTCCCTTATTTCTGTTATTCTATTGATATAAAAAATAAGATAGGTGTAAAGGAATGGAATAAGCTATATACCTTTGGTGTTATTCGGAATCCCTTTGATAGAATGATTTCTATGTATGAGTTCTTTACTGAAGGAACCTATGAGAGATTAGCTTGGTGTAGAGGAATAAAGGAATCCAAGGAAGCCATCAGAGAACAACATAGGTTGAAGAGTAGGGGATTTACCAAATGGTTAACAGATGATCCTGCCTATGATCATCTTCATACTGCTCCTTTCTGTGGCTATAGATTTACCCCACAGGTAAATTGGCTATCGGAAGTTAATGATATTTTTACTTTTGAAAAGAGTAGTTCGCTACTTAACAAAATTTATAAAATATCTAAAACTACTCTACCTTCGTTTAAAGGTGTAGCGGAGCAAAAGGAAATTAAAGTGAAAAGAGCCAACTACTATAAACTAAAACCAAAAGCTATAGAGATAGTAGCTGACTCCTTTAGGGAAGATATAAAGATATTACCAAAGGAATATGATTTAGTTTTCTAAGGCAGTTTTTACCTCAATCATTTTGGTATTCATCTTTTCTTTTTCTACCATCATATCCTTTACTTGAATACTAAGGATACCATTCTTAAAGACGGCTTCCTGTACTTCATAGTCTGGATGGGACAAAGCAACCTTCTTATAGTATTTATAACTAGTGAAGGGGTTTTTATTTAGCATATCTTCTTTGGTATCTTTGCTACGTAGAATAAGATGACCATCCTTTTGCATGACATCAATAGTAGAATTATCATGACCGGGAATTAGAAAATGAAAGAAATAAAGATCGGTATCGTCTTGATCAGCAGTAATAATATAATCGCCTCCATAATGTACACAAGGCCGTTTTAAGCCATTCCAAGGAAGTTGTTTTAGAACTGTTTGACTTTGGTTCGCAAAGTTGTTGAATAGTCGGCTGTCGTAATTGAAAAATCTATCGCTAATTTGATCTATCATAGACTCAAATTCTGGAACGATATCGTTATAGAACGGTTTAAGCATAGTTTTGTTTCTCCTTTTTAAGACTGTTAAGCAAGTACAAGTATGTATGCTATGCTGTATAACTATAGTATACGGATCTTTAAAAGAGTTGTCAAGAGAAAAATAATATATATTTTTAACTGTAAGAAGGGTATGATATACTAAATTAATTATGGGTGTAACAGATCAAGATTACACGAAGGGCTTGGATAGAGAAGTCCATATTATTTATGGGGAGTGGTCTACAGAGCAATTACGTGATACTATAGAGAGATTATGTAAAGAACGTAGGTTTAACTCTGCTGGTCGTGATTTACAGGAGATGCGAAAAGAACTCCGTAGGAGATCAATTCGTATTCCAGGGCAAAAGCGGGAAAAGGATTATTCTAAAGCAGATCAACCGGATGAAACATATAGACGTAAACAGGAAAAGATGCTAGAAAATCCACCGCAACGCCTAAAACTATTCACACGATCACAACTTGTTGGGGGTTTATCTCCCCGACAAGAGAAATTTTGTATGGAGTATATGGCTACAGGAGACATAGTTCATGCTTATAAAGAGGCTGGATACGCCCTTGGGAAGAATGATTCCAAGACTAGGCAAAGGGCTTGGGCTACGCTACATACAAATAAGAAGATTAAGAAACGATTGGAAAACCTACGAGAGGAGGCATTAAGAAGGATGGCTTGGAATGCTGATAAAGTTTTGGAAAAAGTGTCAAGCGTTTATGAAAACGCTATGTCAGAAAATGATTTCACTAATGCAAACCGTAGTATGGAAACCATTGCACGGCATCTGGGGATGTTTGTGGACAAGTCTGAACAAAGGGTTAAACTGTCTAACTTCTCTGATGAAGACAGTGAAGATAAAATTGAAAAAGATATTGCTAACCTTGCGGATGTGGTTGGGCTTAAAGTGGTTGACGGCGGGAAAAAATAAAAACCATCATACCCCAAAGATAGATTAATATTATGACCAGATCTATTTTTAAAAAAAATAATGAAGAAGAAACTGCCCTACGCTGGTGGATAGTTATAGCTGCTACTGGCCTTGTTGGATGGTTGGTATTTGGTACGTTCTGATGGCTGACTTAGAAGAATTAGGAATAAATATTTTAGATTTTCTCCAGCCTACACCCGGAGAAATTATAAAAAATACTGAAACACAAGAATATGAATATAAACCTTTAGATGTAGAAAATATGGATTTAGCTGCCTTATTAGGTAGTATAATAACATCTAAAGCGAAAAAAACTAAAAAATTAGGGAAGATTATTAAAAAATTTACAACAGAAAGAGGATCAAAATATAATTTACATGAAGGTAATATTACTCAAAGGATATGGAGAAGCCCTGAAAAACATGCTGATAAAACAACTGGAGTTCAAGAAGCAACTAAAGGTGTCTTTGTAAAACCTAATGAATTACATAAATTAAATCCTCTTCAAAATCCTAAAACATCAACAGAATTACTTCCTCCTATAACTCGTGAAGGTAAAAATATTGCTAGACTTAGAGATACTGATACAGGAAAAATAGTTAGTGAATTAGAAATTTTTGGAAATCCAAAAAAGGGTTTACATCCGTTAGAAATTTTTAGTTCAAAAAGTCCTAAAGGTTCTACCGCACGAGGAAAAGTTCATTTAGGAAGTAAGATTATATCAGTAGATTAAATTATGAAAGATAAACAGATAGAACTACGAGATAAACTATTTGAACAAGCTATTATAAAATCTCGTACCAACTTCCTTACCTTTGTTAAACTAATGGTTCCTCATCTTATTGCTGACTTTAAGATGGGTAATCATATAGAACTCCTGGCTAACAAACTCCAACAGGTACAGGAAAATAAACTCAAACGTCTGATGGTTTTCCTACCGCCTCGTAGTTCCAAGTCTGTTATCTGTTCTAAACTTTTCCCTGCTTGGTATATGGGAAACCATGCTAATCATGAAATCCTTTCCGTATCCCACTCTGATCAATTAGCTTCCGACTTTGGTAGGGCTGTAAGAGATATTGTTAATACAGACCTGTATAAACAAATCTTCCCTAAAACTACTCTACGTTCTGATGTCAGGGCTGCTGGTAAATGGCAGACTAATCAGAATGGTGTGTATATAGCTGCTGGTGTTAGATCACAGATCGCTGGTCGAGGATGTCATATAGCTCTTCTTGATGATGTAATGTCAGAAGAAGATGCATTTTCAGAAGCTGGCCGTAGGTATATTAAGGAATGGTATCCTGCTGGTCTACGTACACGTTTAATGCCGAATGGTAGTGTGGTAATCATTAATACGCGATACCATGAAGATGATATCTGTGGCTGGCTTCTGGAAACACAAAGGGAAAGACAAAAGGAAACAATCTTTAAAGATAAGGATGAAGATAATATAGAGATTGATGAATGGGAAGTTATAAAGATACCAGCTTGGTTGGATGATGATTCCGCTGAAATTCTTTCTCTTCCTGTAGGATCTTCTTATTTTCCTGAATGGAAACCCAATGAGTTATTAAAGAAGGATGAGATAGAGATACGATCACAGAACGGTAGTAAATACTGGCAATCTCTTTATATGCAAGATCCAACACCTGAAGAAGGTGGAATATTGAAGAAGGATTGGTTTAAGATTTGGGAATATAGTGAAGATCCTCCTGACTGTGACTTCATTATCCAAACTTGTGATACAGCCTTCTCTGCTAAAACCAGTGCTGATTATTCTGTTATTCAAACTTGGGGTATATTTAACAGAATTATGACCGATAGTTATGGAACAGAAGTTATGGTAGCTAATCTTATTCTGTTAAGTAACATGAGAGAAAGATTAGAATATCCAGAGTTGCGTAGTACTGCACAAGAGATGTATGATAGTTATGAACCAGATGTTATAATAATTGAAAAGAAAGCGTCAGGTCAATCCCTTATTCAAGATTTAAGAAGGGCTGGCTTGCCTATTCTTGAGTATAACCCTGATAGAGATAAGGTTACTAGAGCTAATGCCTCCACACCAATACTTGAAGCTGGACGAGTTTGGCTCCCTAATAAACCATTTGCACAGGATTTAATTAATGAAGCTGCTGCCTTTCCTTATGCTACCTACGATGATCAAGTGGATGCAATGGTAATGGCAATTCTTTATATGAAAGATTCATGGAAAGTTGATCATCCACTGGATGCCTTCCAGATACATGAAGTAGAAGATAATTATTATAAACCAAAACGACTTGGCTATTGGAGGATTTAAAGAAAATGTCTACGTCAGAATATTATAACAAGAAAATAACAGAAGCTTCTAGAAAAAGAACTGCAAAAAATAAGGCAGAGTTAAAGAAAAAACAAAGGGCTGCTAAAAAGAAATGGAAAGATCGTGGAAGTACAGGTTATCGGGAAAGAGAGAAAGCAAATAAGAAAGCAGGTTTAGAATGGGGTGATAAAGATACACAAATAACCTTTGATACTGCGGAAGATTATGCATTAGTAGATGAACATGGAAAAGATGCACCTAAAGCCAGAAGTTTTCTAACTCCTTCGCGTAAACGATCACGTAAGGATATTGGTAAGAGTAGATATAAAACAGGTAAGAAAGGCGGCGGTTCAGTACGCCAAGGTCGTGGCATGGGTGCAGCCCTTAGAGGCGGCGGTGCGGTAACAAGGAGTAAATAAAAAATGGCAGGACCATTAGCAGCCGTACCAGTGATTGTAGCTTTAGGTAAGACATTACTAAGAGTTGCACCTGAAGCACTACCTAATCTTTTAAAGGCAGGTGCCAAGTTAATTAAGAAACCAACTATTCAACAAAAAAAAGAATCAATTATTCCTAGTCAATTAGGTAAAGAGGTCAAGAAACCTAAAAGATATAGAAATTATCAAGGCAGAGAGGGTATAAGACCTAAGTTAGATCCTAAAAAGGATATAAAAATGTATGATGATTTTGCTAATTATTCTCATGGCGGTTCTACGAAAAAAGGTAAACAGCGTGGTATGGGAAAAGCCCTTAGAGGCGGTGGTGCGGTAACAAGGAGTAAATAAAAGATGCCTAGAGTAGGAGATACACATTTCGCTTATACACCAGCAGGGAAACTTAAAGCTGAAGCGTTTGCAAATAAGACAGGACAAAATGTATCATATAAAAAAGGTGGTTCTACGTCTAAGAAAAAGAAATCTAAAGGAAAGAACTGGATTCAAGGGGCTGTTAAACGGCCTGGAGCTTTACGTAAGAAGCTTGGTATAAAGAAGGGACAGAAGATTAGTGCGTCTCAACTTAATAAAGCTGCTAAAAGTCCTAACCCTAGAACACGTAAACAGGCTAATCTTGCTAAAACTTTTAAAAAGATGAGAAAGACATAATGAGTGTTTATCTAACTCCTTTAGAAGATGATGAATTTAAAGCCAGAGAAGACTTAGGGAAATGTCCTAAGTGTGGTAAAGTAGGTTGTACCTGTGATCCTGAGACTTGTGATTGCGAACCGCCAGTAGAAGAAATTCTAGCTGACGTTCATGATAGTATAAATAAACAACAAAAGAAGTAGAGTTTAATGGCTGATAGAACTTCCAGTAATGTAGAACGTAACCCCTATGCTAATCAAGGGGGAAGCGGTATGGTTGTAGATGAAGAAGAGATTGAAGTTATTCTTCCAATGGATGAAGATGAAGGACTTCAAGGTTTCTTAGAAGTTGTAGAAGAAATAACCTATGATCATAATGAAAATATAGTTGGTCAACTTGATCAAGGTGATTTGGATGACATCGCTAATAAAGTTATTGATGGATTTGAAGCGGATAAAGAAAGCCGTGGAGAATGGGAAGCTACCTTTGAAAAAGGTTTTGATCTTCTAGGTCTTAAACTTAGGGAAACCAGCGAACCATTTGAAGGTGCTTGTACTGCCGTCCATCCTCTTCTTATTGAATCAGCCGTTAAATTCCAATCTAAAGCTACTCAAGAACTTTTCCCTTCTAAAGGTCCGGTAAAGACACAGATACTTGGTAATCCTACTATTGAGAAGGATCGCCAAGCTA